TGTAAGTACCATCTGGATTCTCTACGACCTGTTCCGGAATCATGACATCCATGTCTATCAATATAGTATTTACGTCCAATTTCATCACCCTTTACCAATGTAACTCAGGCAGAGTACTATAAAATGTACTCTATGTATCAGATTCGGTTTTCTGTAAGTTCTTCATAAATTCAATGTGTGCTTTTAATCTCTCAGGAGACATTTTTCTGCTCATGTCGAACAATGATTTCAGATCAGGATTCTCAAATATTTCCTGGGCGATTTCTTTCGTTTCCTCATTAAGATAATATTCTTCTCCACCTTCCTTTTCTTTGCCGGTAAGTAAGTATTCTACGGATACGTTAAAATAATCAGCTAATTTTTTTAATCGTTCAGGAGTAGGACTGCTGTTTTTCCATTTGCTAATAGATCCATTTGAAAAGCCCAACTCTTTCTCTAAATTACCTTGTGAAATATTTCTTTGTTTCCGTAGTGTTTCAATCCTTTCGTAAAATGTCATATTGATCCTTTCTGTTTACCGAAAATATTCTGTAAAAACTGCTTGACAAACAGAAAGTACTCTGTATAATAAAGGTATAAGCATAGAAAACTTTCGGTAAAGATTCTATTTTGTCTGGTAAACATATAATAGAATACTTTCAGTAAAATGTCAACAAAAACAGAATGTTTTCTTACTTATGAATCTCCTATAGCAAAAGCCCTTGAGGGTGCAACTCAAGGGCTCGACCTAATAAGAACCTATAATGCAAAGGATTGTTAGACGCGCACCATTTAATCATCTAACTCCAAAGCATTCCACTTTTTTAGATGATAGGTACATCTTCTTAAATGCCTTGAAAGTGGACAAAGGTACAGGTCGTGGTGGGTATTTTTACGCTGTTACCGTGCGCAGACGGGTCAAGGGTCTGTATGGCAACCACAAGCAAGTACGAAGTTTGTTTGCGCTGTTTACTCAGCGGGCGTCACTACCAATGTAAGGCACAAGGCGTGGTATTATTCGAAGCTTAAACTGGATGTTAAACTTTTTCATGCAACCACCTCCTTTACTATTAGATACCCACCATTATATAGGAGTAACTGAAAATATTCAAGGATAAGGAGGTGTGAAATGCCTGATATTTACAGAAATGTGGTAGAGATTGCAAATAAGAAGAAAATGACCATTTCAAAGCTGGAAGATCTGGCAGAGATTTCCCCCGGGACAATCTCTAAATGGAAAAAATGCAATCCCAGAATAGATACGCTGAAAGCAGTGGCGGATGTTCTGAAAGTTAAGGTTGATAAGCTGCTGGAATAGAGAAAAGGAGAAAACGGATGCCAAAGGTATCATACATGAGATCAGAAGAAAACCGTAAGCGGTTGTCAGCGAGATCATCTGCCGGGATACGGCGGTATATGGCTCTGCGGAGCATGACAGATGATCGTCTGGCGGACAAGCAGAATGTCACGGTGAAAACGATTCAGAATCACCTGAAAGATCCCGGCAACATGAAACTGAGAGATATTTGGGAGCTGGCAGCTATACTGGATGCTCCGGTAGGAGAATTGGCAGGCGGTGAACTTCCGGAAGAAATCATTGGAAAGCTTCTGAGAGAGAAGTTGTTGTAACTGTAAATAAGCCGTGCCCTGTACGTGGTGTAAACCACCACCCCTTTTCTTACACTTCTGACATGAGTGGTGTCCAGTCGCACCCTGGGCATCACGTAGAGGGTACGGACAAGCATTGGAAGTTAGAAATGATTGAACTGAATTTATCACAGGAAGAATGGATAAAGTTCATAGCACTGGCAAAAAAGGAAATGACAGAGAGAGGTTTGTCTGTCAATGACCTTGCTGACGGAATCGGGAGACCGAGAGGAAGCGTAAGAAACTTTTTTGCGAAGAACAGCAATCACAGCAGATTCTTGGCCGCAGAGATCGCGGAGTATCTGGGAATGAAGAGAGGAGGTAGAAAGTGAAAAAGGTATTCAATGCATCAAATGTTTTAGGAACCATAGCATTTTTGATGCTTCTGATTCTTCCGGCAGGACTGGTAGAAGCAGAGATGTACATATCCGCCATTGTATGTGCGGTAGTAGGATGCGCATGTGCGTATCTGTCCATGAAAGAAGATGGACAAATAAAATAGGATCCCGCACCGACCAAAGCAAGGGATCCTACTAAACAACACGCAAATGCTATTTATGTGCCTATTATATGGCATGGAAAGGAAAATGTCAAATGAGCAATGATAAGGACCGGTTGGAAGAACTGGAGAAGTTGGAATGCTGTGTGGCAAATGTAATACACCACATTATTCTCGGTGATTTTACCGAAGATGATATTTTGTCGGAACTGAGTACCAAGGAAACACTGCGGAGAGCCTATTGCTTGCTGCAGAATGACGATAAGGCGCGGAAGTTAAAGTATCAGGAGGCAGAAAATGTACCGGTATAGGTGTTATGCCTGTGGTGGCATGTGCGATGCCGGAGAACTCGAAAACGGTGTCTGTTATGACTGCCGCCAGGAGGATATCCGGAGGATGGAAGCACGGAGCTTGCAGAAGAGGAAGGAACTCAATCAGCTGCTCAAAGCAAAGTATGCGGAGCAGGCTGACGGGCAGATGGTGATGGTACATGGGTGATGTGATGGAACAGGAACTGGTGGAGCTTGGTCTCCACCGGGAGAACCTTTATAAGAGACAGCACGAAGCATATGAAAGTGAGGAACGGAATGAAAGAGAAAATCGAGCAGTTGTTAATGAGTACGGAACGGCATGGGATATGTGATCTGATCGCACACATGGAAATGGAAGGATTTTTCGAGGCTCCATGCAGTGGAGCAAAACATCTGAGTAAGGAAGGTGGACTGGCAGAACACAGTCTGAATGTGTATGAAATCATGAAACGCCTAAACAAGACGTTGGATACCAGGTATACGGATGACACCATTATCTTATGTGCTATCCTGCATGATCTCGGAAAGATGGGAGACCACGGAAAGCCTAACTACGTGCCGTACATCCTTAAGAGCGGTAAGCAGTCAGATGTTACTCCGTATAAAACAAATCCTGATCTGCCGTATGTGGATCATGAGATCCGGTCTGTGACCATTGCAAGAATGTATATTTCTCTGACGGAAGAGGAAGAGCAGGCTATCCTGTGGCACAACGGACTGTATGGCATTTTTAAATATGAGATCTCCGGCAAGGAGACACCGCTGTATCTGCTGTTACATATGGCGGATATGTGGGCGAGCAGAGTGGTAGAAAAGGAGGATAACACGGATGAAGCAGTTTAGAGCACTGACAGCTGATGATATTGAATGCCGTGTGTCAACGGTATCGGATAAGGGATGCAGTTTATTACTATATAAAGATGCCCGTTGCGACATGAAGATTCTGGACGAGACCGTGGGAGCGGAGAACTGGAAGAGATCACATGAACTGATCAACGGAAATTTGTTCTGCAATGTGTCCATCTGGGACGAAGGTAAGAAAGAATGGGTTACCAAGCAGGATGTCGGTACGGAATCTTACACAGAGAAAGAGAAGGGACAGGCTTCGGATGCATTTAAGCGTGCCTGCTTTAACTGGGGCATCGGTAGAGAGCTTTACACAGCACCGTTCATCTGGATCAATTCCGACAATGTTAATCTAAAAAAAGTGAATCGTGGTGGAAAGGAAGTAGTTACCACCTATGACAAATTCCGTGTCACACAGATTATCATTGATGGCGGAGAAATTAAAGCACTTGCAATAAAAAATGAATCGCGTGGAAAAATGGTTTTTACCTATGATGTAAGAACTGACAAGGAGAAAGGAAAGAAGTAATGGAGTTTACCGGGAAAGTGGCTGGGATCACAATGGATTTCATGTCTGGCAAATATAACATATCGTTTCAGGCTGATTCAGCTGATGCCGTGACCAGCCAGTTTGACGGTATCAAGGATGCGGAGAAGCTGACCATTACCGCTGTTAAATTCCGACAGAAGCGATCACTGGATGCAAATGCCTATTACTGGCAGTTAATCACAAAACTGGCAGAAGCAATGCATATCTCTAAGGGACGGATGCACAACATGATCCTGCGGAAGTACGGACAGAGGGAATACATCGAGGGGAAATTAGTCACCCTTACTCTCCCCGACACGGACAAAGCAGAGAAGACAGCATTGGAAGCGGAGACCTATCATATCGGTCCGACATCACAGGTGCGTGAGGGAAAAGACGGTACAATGTACCGCACATATGTTATGTACCGAGGCTCTCACGATTACGACACCAGGGAGATGAGCGAGCTTATCAATGGACTGGTATCCGAATGTAAGGAAGTTGGAATTGAAACCCTTACACCCGCGGAACTGGACGAGATGATGAAAGCGTGGAAACCATGAAGAAGTGTTGGAGTGTACTTACAGACGATATGGGATCCTGCTATATCACCCATTTGGGAGTGGTTCATATCCACCATGTGTTTAACGGCAGCCGGAAGAAAGCCAGTGAGGAAAGAGGATTTCTGGTACCTCTGCATCCAACCTTACATACATACGGACCGGACAGTGTCCACCGAAAGCCGAATCAGGGACTTGATTTGATGCTGAAACAGAAATGCCAGCGGTATTATGAGGAGCATTACGGCACCCGTGATGAGTTTATAAAAGAATTTGGAAGGTCTTACCTATAAGGTTGCAACACCTGCCCCTACGGGGCGAAAGAAACCGTTCATGTAATGGTGTCTCACAAACAAGCCATTATTATTGTCAGGGCGGACGGTAGTGCCGCCCAGGAGGTGATCACTATTCTGATTGAGAATTATATCCCGTTCGGGTATGAGAACAGAATCTCACGGGAAAAGCTGTCAGCTGATACACACATGAGCGACAGGAAGAACAGGAAGCTGATGGAAGAGGCTCTGCTGTACCGTGACACTCTGATCATAAATATAGATAACGGATACTTCCGGCCGGACGGCAGTCTGGGGGACCGTCAGAAGGCCAAGGCTTATCTGTACCGGGAGCAGATGCGGACAAGTAGCTGCAATAAGCGTTGTAAGGCTATACGGAAGTGCCTGACACCAAAGGCAGAGGATACAGGGCAGATGTCACTCAAAGAATTTGGAATAGGGTAGGTGGGCTGAATGGATTACATAAAGCTGAGCCGAAAGATACTGGATTGGGAATGGTATGGGAATATAAATACCTGCCGGCTGTTTATCCATATGCTGTTAAAGGCCTACTGGAAGGATACGAAGATAGAGGGAAAAATGATACCGCGTGGATCGTTCGTATCATCATATGGGAAGCTTGCGGAGGAAACGAACCTCACAACAGACGAAGTAAGGACTGCTGTTAAGCACTTAATTTTTACCAAGGAGATTGCCAAGCAGACATACTCCAAAAATACCGTATTTACGGTAAATAATTACGATGCTTACCAAAATGTCCCAAGCGACTTCCCAGGCAATTCCCAACCTATTCCCACGCTATTCCCAACAAATGAAGAAT